TCTGCATAATGGTCCAATCCAAAACCAGTATTCTCATAATAGTCGATAACATTTACTGCTCCTCCTCTGTAAACCTGTGCAAACCAAATAGCTGTTGAATCATTGATACCTAAATCCCAAGCTGTATGTACTGGCAACGCAGGATCATACGGCACTCTTGTAATCCTGCCTGCATCTTCAGCTTCTACAAGTAATCTTCCATAATACGCACCAATAATCGCAGCCGTAAACGAACATTCATACTCCTGTTCATACTGCTCCAATGTCATCTGTGACTTGGCAGCATCCAACTCCGTATCTTTCACCAAATGCGTTTCACTAGCCTTTGCAATCTTCCAATACCAATAATCACTTCCCTCTTCAGTCTCATGCTTGGCTTGTGTCAGTATCTCATAAAAATGGTTATGACCATTTGGTGTTCCTAAAAATATAGCTGCACCCTCTCTATCCGATAGTGCTGGTCTTACAACCTCCCCCCATACCCTAGGATTCTGCATCCCATACTCGTCAAACACACACAAGTCCAAGTAAATACCTCTTAACGCATCAGGATTCTCTCCTGACAACAACATAATCCTTCCACCATTAGGAAAGTCTGCCCTCAATTCAGTCTCATTAAAGGTAACCCCTGGTATCACACCAGCATAATACTTTACATAATCCCAACTTATCCTCTTAGCCTGACTAAACGTAGGTGCAACCAAAGCAACTCTCGGTCTTGGCAACGGACAAGTCAAAGCATGTTTTATCATGTGATTGACAGCAAACACAGTTTTACCAAATCTCCTGTGCATAACAAGCACATTCCATCTCTTCAAGTCTCTGTGCATCTCTGCCTGTAACACCCTTGGCTTATATGGTATCTTTACTTGCATCTGTTTCCCACACTATCCTTATTGCACCATCAGTCAACTCAACACCTGTCCTCTGCTTTATCTCACCAAACTTCTCTGGTAACACCTTCTGCACCTTCCAGCGAACATGTGTAGCATAATCCCTCAGTAAGTTAGGATCGTACATCTTACGCTTATGCAACGTATCTAAGAACATAGTCTCTAACTCCTCTAAGGTTTTCTCAGCAGATTGCTTCTGTGCAGTACGAACTACATCATTTAGCTGCTCATCCTTTGCCATGTGTCTGTAAAAGGTAGCTCTGCTAACTTTTTCGTCTTTGCAAGCCTGATACAGACTATATCCGTCTGTAATCTTGTTTATGATTTTGTTTTTCTTGTATTTGCTAATCGTCATTGTGTGTCTTTATAGAGTAATTAATATACATATACTGTCGGCAGCCTTTGGCTGGGCATACCATATAAAAAAATACTCCCCCCAGGCAGCAGCATTGTAATGCTATTTTATGTTTTGTTTCTACTATGCTGTATAATACTGTCTCACTATGTAGTTATAAAAATATACTTTTAATAGTTACATTATAAACAGCACCAAGGCAAGCCAGATATTCGCAGCTGCTCCAGGCATAAAAAAATTAATACAAACTTTTTTTAAATTAATAGTTGACAATAATAAACCAATGGTTATATTAAAACATAACAATAACTAAACAAAGGTAAAACAATGAAATACTTACTATCAATATTCCTTACTATTATCTGGTTACTATGTTTAGTATTCTTAATGCTGTCTGTTGCAATGATGTACCCATTATTTGCATTTACATTTTTAGGAATACTTTTTTTCCTAACAATAGAATTAAATAATGAATTGGACCAAATATAATGATTAACTTTAATTTACTAAAAGCTGTTGTCCAGCAAATTAAAGAAGATGCAAAAGATGGAGATTATACAGCAATAGAAGATTTATTGAAGGACATACCCAAGAAAAGATTAACAGGCTTTTTAACGGAAGATAGAAAAAGCCTGGTAAATAAAAAATCAACAACAAATAGGAGTTTTAACAATGAAATTACATCATACAAAATATAAACAAAACTATGTAAATTATATCTTAGATACAATAGACGAAGATATAAACGGCAAGCCATTAATAAATAGAAAAGATAAAATAAGTTATATCTTTGAAAGATTTTATAATGAGTATGGCTGGAACGTAGAGCAGCAGGGCAAGTTAAAAGCTATGACTGAATGGCTTTCAGGCTTGGCTTTAGATATTGATTATACATATTCAGATATAATAAAACTTGCTGTTGATATGGGAAGTATTGATGAAAACCCAAACGACAAGCTGCAAGACAAAGTTTGTGAAAACTATTTTAATTTTATGGCTAATATAATTTTATTTATAGAACCATCACACACAATAACTAAAGACAATAAACCAATTTATTTTGGCAGCGATCAAGATTGTTTTTCTAAGTTATTAGATATTCAACCATTTAGTACAGATTATGCAATTAAACATGATGGATATAATATAACAAATAATAACTTACATTGGCTTAATTTCCCTTTAAATTATAAAACTGCCTAAGTAAACCTCTAAAGCCTGGATCAATACCAGGCTTTTAAGATTTACTTGAGTAAATCACAACAACAACAAAAGGAGTACAAACAATGTGTATTAAATCAATAACCCTGCCTTATATAATTACTGCTGGACATGGTTATATAAAAATATCTTACTATGATTTGAAAGGCTTTAATATTAAACTAAATGAATTTTCTAATTTTAGTTTTTATAATCCTAATAATGCTTGCGTATATCTTGAAGAAGATTGTGATGCAAATAAGCTGGTTAAACTTCTGAAAAGTAAAAAAATAAAAGTATCTTTTAAAGACATAAGGCAAGACAATTTTATACCAGGAGAAAATAAAAACTTTTATCACTTAGATAGAGTTAAGGAGCAGCAATAATGAGTATGACATATAAAGAAAGAGAAGATTATTCAAAGGCATTGGATAAAGTTTATTCAATGTCAGTAACTAAATTTCAAAAAGAATGTGAAAAAAATTTAATAGATAATCATTTGAACAATTATATTTTTGATTTAGCTAAAATAATTATGAGGAGCAGCAGCAATGACAGATGAAATGATATTATGGTTACTGTTTCAAGATGCAACAAAAGAAGAACTTGCATCATATAAAGTAACCAACAAAGACTTAAAAGAATGGTTATCAACTTTTTTTTGTGAGGTTTAACAATGACAAGATTAGATTTTTTAGCTTTATGTAATCATTACAATATTGACGTAAATATTGCTTTAGAAAATGAAGAGCTTAGAGAACTTTTAAAAACTAGAGCAAGTTATGAAACAATAGAAAACTTTTTATCAGAGGAGTTTTAACAATGAACAAAAAACTATTAAAGCTGCATATAGAAAATGCAACACCAAAAAAATATACATTACATGACATAATAAAACTAAATGCAGAAATATTATTATTTCTAATGTTTTGTATTTACTTATTCGTAATCTATATAATTTGGGCATAGAAAGCTCAAAAGGTTTCAGGCTAGTCTATATCATAAAATTGGTTTAGCTAGTCTGTAGCCTTCTTAAATCGTCATTAAACAGCTAAAGGAGTACATAACAATGATAAGAGAAAGCATAACTAAAGAACAGTATAAGCAAATTAGAACCAGGCTTAAATACACACAAGCTGAATTTGCAACAGAACTGGGAATAGATAAACAAACAGTTTCCAGGCATGAAACAGGAGAGAGAGGTATAAGTAAAACTATAGCTATCTTGATTGGTTACATATTTGAGAAACAAAAATAGGAGATTGAGAAATGCAAATAGGACAAAGAATAAAAGTAATAGATCAAGAAATATATGGGAAAATAGTTTGTCTATATCCTACTGAGGTAGTTATTAAAGATGAAGCTGCTGAAACAACAGACGATCATCTATGTTTTAAAATATCAGAGGTAGAGGAAATAGGAGAGAAAAATAAAAGAGAAGATAAAATTAAATTTATTATTGAGCAAGAAAAAGCAGCAAATAACTCTTGGAAGTGGATTAAGACAGCAGATGATAAAACAATTAATGAACTTTATGATTATTGGACACAAGAATTATAGGAGAGAGCAATGACTAATGAAAAAATAATAGAGAAAGTTAAAGAGTGGTTACAAAATAATGTTGAACACATGGAGCTTTCAAACGCAGCAAGAGATGACAGTAAACTATTACTTGAGTACATAGAAAAATTACAAGGAGAGAAAGATGAAAAAATTTAATTACATTGTTTGGGTAGGTGCAACACCTGACTATTACATAAACTATGAAGATGCGATTAGAGATTACAATGATTGGATTGACAAAGGTTATGATGACGTTGTTTTAGAAAAAATAAACGCATAGTATTACATACTAAGCATTGCATACTAAGCATAGTATAATATGCAATACATAATATACTATTAGAGCAATACTATAATATAGTTTATTAATTAATATTATAGTTTATATACTAAGCTTAGTATATGCAATGCTTAGTATGCTAAGCATAGTATAAGCATAGTATAGTATATATGCCCTGGCATAATAGACTGGAGGGTAACATGGAAAGTGAAAATCACCAAGAAAAAATTATTATTTGTTTTAGATGTAAAATAAAAATGAATAAAACAGAACTCAAAGGAGTTTACAAATGCCCAGCTTGTGATCTTGTAGAAGAGAAAGAGGAAGAGACAGAGAAATATATTAGAGATAAGTATATAGAATTTAGAGAAAAAAGACTCAATGGCATCATATCAAAAAATCTTTTAGATTAAAAAAAATGAGAGGGAAAATCCCTCTCATTCACAACAACTAATGAAGTAAAACTTCAACTACATTTTACACAATAGAAGAGAAAGATCAATCATAAATACTATCTTTGTGAACGTATGTTGGTTGCCTGGTAACTCTGCCATATTCTATTTCTTTAGCTGCTCTTGGATCATCTTCAAATCTATCTTCGCTATCATCATATTTCTTTTTTCTTTTCTTCATGTCTTTGAAAAGCTGACGTAATTCATTGTACTCATTTCTTGTCTTGCTTTTCTTTCCCATCTTCACTTCCTAGGCTGCCATAACCACAAATGTCTATCCAGCTATCTGTATGCTTTTCATTCTGCACAAGTCTGGCTATCTTCAAAGCTATCATACAAAGATAAACCATTCTAACAGAAATTTGCACACCAATAATAGCTGACCATAACTTAGCTATTCTTGCATGATTATCATACGCATTGCCATAGTCTTTTGCTCTATCCCCAGTAACAAGAGACTTGGCTTTGTCTAGTGCCTGGTCTCTGTTCATATCTTTTCTCTAACAATATAAAACCAGGTATCAATATCAACTTCACAAACTAGGTCTTGATTAGAAGAGAAACCAGTTTCAAAAACATCTAGCCTGATAACACATTTAATTGGGTGGTTGTTGTATTTGTAAATTAGAACTGGCTGCTTGTCTCCACAGTTACTTACTGCTTGCTCCCACCAGCTTTGTTTGTAGGTAGTGCCTTTTTGATATGCTTTACATTCTATTGACCAGCCAGGTATCTCTATATCTGCACCACCAACTTGATACTGGTCTAAGTTTCTCCTGGCATCATAGCCAAGAGCATGTTTAATGAGTGAGCAAATTTTTCTTTCAAAAGATGCACCTTTGTCTCTACTGTTTGCCAACCATTCTCTCCTGTGCTTCTTTCATAAAGTCATTAG